TGGGAAACTGATCGCCTGGGAAGCGACGCACGGGCCGAAGTTCAAGCTCTTCGCCGAGTGGGCGCGGCGCGGCGATCCTGCCGGCATCGCCATCCTCGCCGAGCGGCCCGTCGTTTCCTGGGAGGCTCAGCCTTTCCTCGACGCCTGGCGCGAGCTCGACACCGACCGCCAGTGGATCTCGACGATGGGCGGGGCGGTGCCCCGGCCGATCGCCTGGACGGCGCTCGACGCCTTCGCCCGGCGGCACGGCATCGAGGATGACGACTACACCGCCTTCGTTGCCGTCATGCGCGCGATGGACGCCGCGATGATGACGGAGGCGAACAAGCGCCGGCCCGCCGGGTCGACGCCAAGCCCGCAACCAGACCGGCCGGGGACTCGGCGATGAACGAAACGACGCGGGTCATCCGCATCGTCGTCGATTCCTCGAAGGCCCGCTCGGGCTCGGAGGAATCGCGACAGGCGCTGAAGCGCATGGAGGATCAGGTCGCCGCGACCCGGTCCTCCATGGACAAGCTGAGCGCCGGCTGGGGCGGCATGATGCGCGGCTTCGCCGCGGCGACGGCGCTGCTGGCCGTCGTCGCGTCGGTGAAGGCTTTCGCCACCGGCATCGCCGAGGCGGGCGACGAAATCCGCTCGACGACGGCGCGCTTCAACGTGCTGACCGGCGCGGCCGACGGCAGCCGTGTCGCGCTCGACACGGTCTACAAGGTCGCGCGCAACGCCGGCGTCGGTCTCGCCGACGCGGGCGCCGCCTTCAGCCGTCTCGCGATCGCCGCCGGCGAGTTCGGGGCGACCACCGACCAGGTCGCGCGCGTCACCGACGTCGTGCTCAAGCTGGGCCGCGTCGGCGGCGCCTCCAGCCAGGAACTGTCTGCCGGCGTGCAGCAGCTCGGCCAGGCGCTGGCCTCGGGCCGCCTGCAGGGCGACGAGCTGCGCTCGATCCTCGAAGGCATGCCGCTGGTCGGCAAGGCGATCGCCAGGGAGTTCGGCGTCGGGCTGGGCGAGCTGCGCAAGCTCGGCGAGGAAGGCAAGCTCGTCAGCGATCGGGTCTTCAAGGCGCTGATCGCCGCCGGTTCCGACGCGGACGCGCAGTTCAGGAAGCTGCCGCCGACGCTCGAGGCGGCGGGCAATCGCGCGTCGAACGCATGGAAGCTGTTTTCTGCCGCGCTGGACGACAGCCTGGGTATCTCCAAGCTGCTCGCCTCCGGCCTCGACTCGACCGCCGACCGGGCCGAGCGGGTGGCCGCGCGCATCCGGGGCGATGTCAACGTCGCGCTGGCCGACACGATCGCCAAGATCGCCGCTCTTGAGGAGCGAGAAAAGGGGCGCCGCGAGTCCCAGGCCAAGCGCGACGCGCTGCCGGCGGACGCGCCCGCTCGGGCTGATCTCGGCGGACAAAACCGACCGCTGACGACGCGCGAGCTATACGACATCAGGAACCGCCGAGGCGCGCCGACGGCCGACGCCGAGCGCGCTCGCCTCGAGGCCGAGCGCCTTCGCCTCTCGCAGATCGCCAACAGCCAGGCGGACTTTGAACTTGGCGAGCGCGATCGACAGTTCCGTGAGTCGCAGGCCAAGGCGCGCGGCGCGGCCGATGCGCGCGTGCGCGAGCTGGAGGAAAAGGCGCTCACCGGCTCGGCCAAGGCAGCCCGCGACTACAACCAGTCCGTCGCGCGGCTGAAGGACGACCTCGACAAGGGCCTGATCAGCCAGGACCGCTTCAACAAGGGTATGGTCGCGGCGAAGTCGGTGCTCGACCAGGCCGCCGGCGGCGCCAAGGCCACGGCCGAATCGGTCAAGGCGCTGAACGAGGCGACGCGCGAGGCCGACTTCGCCAAGCTGCTGGCCGACAGCGCCTACCTGGGCGCCGGCCGGCTCGCCGAGATCGAGGCGCAGGCCAAGGCCGTCGAGAAGGCGATCGATACGCTGGGCAAGCGCGACGCGGTCTTCGAGGGCCGCTACGCCGGCCAGCTCCTGTCCAAGCGCGGCGACGATTTCAGGAAGGACTTCACGCTCGAGACGGCGGAGATCGAGCGGCAGAACAGGCTGCTCGAGGCGCAAGTCAGGCTGGCGGGCGAGCGGCCGGAGATCGCCGAGCGCGAGATCGCGCTGCTGCGCGTGCGAAACGAGCTCGAGGCGAAAGGCCAGGACGCGGCCAAGGTCAACGTCGAGGCGCGCGTCGAGGCGCTGGTGGCGCAGGAGAAGCTGAACCGGCAGCTCGAGGACGGCAAGCGCTCGGCCGAGCTGTGGGCCGAGCCGTTCAAGAACGCGATCCAGTCGGTTCAGGGCACGATGACCGACTTCTTCGAGCGTCTCTACAGCGGCGGCGTTCGTGGGTTCGGCGACCTCGCCGAGTCGATGAAACGCATCTGGATTCGACTCATAGCCGAGATGACGACGCTGGCGGTCATCCGTCCGTCAATCGAATGGATGACGGGTACGAGCGCTAGCGCCGGCGGCAGTAGCGGCGGCATGGGAGGGATCGGCGACGCATTCGGCTTCATCTCTCGCATGTTCAGCGGCGGCGCAGGCCGGTCGAGCTTTACCGGCGGCGCGGCGGGCGTAGGCAACGGCGTCTCCGGCGGCGGTTTCGACATCGGCGGTATTTTCGGCAGCCTGTTCGGCGGCGGCGGCGGCGGCGGCGGCGGCGGGGCCTATACGTCCGTTCCCATCGGCGGCGCGGCGAGCGCCGGGCAGACGGTTGGCACCGGCGGGTTGGGTGGAATGCTCGGCAACCTTGGCGGTGGCGGCGGATTGTTCGGCGGCATCGGCGGTGGCGGCATGTCGCTCGGCGGCATGTTCATGGGTGGCTTCGGCGCCATATCCGGCATCATGGGCGCGATCAATTCCAGCTCCACGGTCGGCAAGATCGGCGGCGGCATGCAGGCCGCCGGTTCCGTCATCGGCATGATTCCCACGCCCTGGACCAAGGCCATCGGCATGGGCTTGCAAATCATCGGCTCAATTCTGCCGATGTTCGCGCCGCCGAAGGATATCTCAAGCGCATCCGTCGGTACGTTCAATCCGGCCACGGGCAAGTACGGCAGCCGCGTCGCGTTCGCTCACACAGTCACCGCTCCGCAGGTGCCTGAACTCGGCAACAACGTCCTAGAGTCGCTCCGCGGCTTCGGCGGCAGTGTCGCCAGCGGCATGTCGGCGCCCAACTACTACATCTGGACCGGCAAGAACCGCGCCGGCACAGAGAACAGCTGGGACGCTGGATTTACCGAGAACGCCTACTTCGGGAATCTCGCCAACGCCTTCGCCGGCGACACCGACTTCAGGAACAAGATGGCCCGGCGCGCGCTGTGGACGCCAGGCGGCGATGTCGCACTGCCATTCGAAGATACGTCTACAGACCGCGAAGGGGTGATGCGGCAGCTCGCGGTGCTGATTCCGAAGCTGATGCTGGCTGAGGGCAGCCTCACGGGATTGTCGGGCACATCACAAACTATCATCCGGAACTTCACTCTGGCCGATCCCGACGCGATGGCGCGGGCGCTTCAGTGGGGAAAAGACGTCTACGACCTACTGTCCCGCACGGAGGACATGACGGCCGCCGAGAAGGCGATCACCGACCTCAAGGACTCTTTCCAGGCCGCGATCCGGAAGGCCGAGGAATACGGCCTCGCCACCGACAAGCTGGTCGCCGCGCAGAGCCGGGCGATCAACAAGTACGCCACCGATTTCGGCCGCAACATCGAGGACCAGCTCCTCGGGATCAGCGATCCGACCGCCTTGCAGCGCGTGCAGATCGAGCGCGAGCGCGAGCAGGCGCTGAAGGAATGGGACTACCTGCAGCAGGAGTTCCTCAAGGGCAACATCTCGACCCTGATCGAGCGCAACAAGGTCCAGCAGCTCTACGACGAGAAACTGAAGTCGATCTTCAGCCAGACCCTGGCGTCGCTGGAGAACTTCGAGCGCCGCGTGCGATTCGGCGATCTCAGCGCCGCGAACCCGCTCGAATCGCTGGCCGGCGCGCTGGGCGCCTACAAGGCCAATGCCGCGCAGGCCCTGACCGGCAACGCCACGGCGATCAACCAGTACGAAGCCTTCGCCGAGGCCGCGATCCGGGCGCAGGCGGCCTACGGCGGCAACGACTACGCCGCCGCCGATCTGCGCCGCCAGATCCTCGAGGAGATCGCCGCTATCCAGGGTCGCGGCTCGGTGACATCGGCGAACGGCAATGAGCTGGTCGTCGCGCAGGAGGAGACCAACCGCCTGCTGCGCGAGCTGCTCGATCGGATGCAGGCCGCCTGATGACCACGATCAGCGCGCCAGGCCTGTCCGGCATCGCCTTCAGCGGCCCGAGCTGGCCCTCGATGGCGATGCCGTCGCCGAGCACGGAGACGCTGGCCGGGCCCTGGGGCTGGCCGCTGTGGTCGACCGTCGTCGAGCCGTCGCTGGCGGCGCCGGCGAACGAGAACGACGAGGCCGCGCTGCTGGTCGAGATCACCGTCTTCGACGCCGAGGCGACGACGAGCTGGGCGGGTCGCCCGCTGCCGGGCATGGCGGCGCCATCGATGGGCTGGGGCTTCAACACCGTCGGCGACACGACGATTTTCTACGTCGGCACCCGCGACGTGGTCACCGACGCCGACCACGAGCCGGCGCACCAGCCCGTCGCGGGCGCGGTGGTCGACTCGCTGAACTTCCGCGCCATCACCTTCGATGGCGTCGAGCCATCGGGGCCCTCGCAGTCCAGCAAGGGCGGCCTGCGCGTGAACGATCCGGCCGATGTCTTCGCCTTGTGGTGTTCGCGCCGCTACGCCTTCGACGGCTGGCCGGTGGTGATCCGCCGCGGCCTGGTGCGCGATCGCCGCCCGGTGACCGATCCCGCGACGTGGACCGTGGTGGCGCGCCTGTTCACGGCGGGCCTGACCTGGGATTCGAAGGGCAAGGTGATCGGCCTGCGCGACCTCGGTGGCCTGCTGACGCGCGCCCCGCTCTTGCGCACCTTCGCTGGCACCGGCGGCGAAGAGGGCGACGCCGCGATGGCCGGGCGCTTCAAGCCCAAGGCGCTGGGGCGCGGCTTTTACTGCGCGCCGCCGCAGATCAACGCGGCGCTGCTGATCTACAAGCTGAACGACGGCGCCCTGCACCGTGCGCCCGACGTCTTCGACGGCGGCAGCCCGCTCGGCACGCAGCCCTATCCAGACTACGAAATGGCCGCCGCGACCCTGGCGGCGGGCGATGTCGTGACCTGCCTGGCCACCGGAGACTTCCGGCTCGGCGGGCGGCCTCAGTTCACGGTGATGGCCTACTGCAACGGCGGCGACGCGACGGGCGGCTATGTCGAGAAGCGCGGCGCGATCGCCGAGCGCATCGCCACCCACAACGCCGGGTATTCGCTGACCGAGGATCAGCTCGACGCCAGCGCCTTCGTGGCCTTCGACGGCACCCACCAGGCGCCGACCGGCTTCTGGTTCGACGGAGAGGTCACGGTCGGCGACGCCATGGCCGAGATCCTCGGCGGCGTGCTGGGGAGCTGGGTCGTCGGTACCTCGGGGACGCTGAGCGTCGGCTGGCTCAAGGAGCCTTCGGGGACGCCCGACATCATCGTCGATCGGCGCCGCATCGTGGGCGACGACATCGCCATGAGCGTGCCGCACATCCCGCGCTGGCGCACCATCGTGGAATGGCGGCGGAACTATTCGCCGCTGGCGCCCGGACAGCGCGCCGGCAACGTCGAGCTGAGCGAGGACGACAAGCGGCTCTGGGGCACGGAGGGCAGCTACGCGGAGAAGGCCGAGCCGAGCGTCCTGACCGCGCATCGCTTCGCCACGTCGGCCGCCGTCCGCGGCGGCTTCGCGCTCGAGGCCGACGCGCGCGCCGAGGCGGTGCGGCAGAACGGACTGTTCTCGATCGCGCGCCGCCGCATCCAGATCCCGCGGCTGCAGGGCGATCCGTTCCACGACTGGCACTGGAAGACGGTGCGGCTGACAGATGTCGACCGCTTCTCCTGGGGTGCCGCGCTCGATGTGCTGTGCGTCGGCACCGGTGCGGGTGGCGACGGCGGCACGGTTCCCTTCGAAGGCTGGTACTGATGGCCAACGCCGCGATCCTGAGCCCGCATCTGAGCGACGCGGCGACGCTCACCGTGTCGTCGGAAGTGTCGACCTTGCCGGGCACCCATCTGCAGACGCCGAACGCCTGGCAGCTCTGGCGCGCGGCGTCGAACGACGAGCAGATCATCCTCGACTTCGGCTCGGCGGTGGCCTTCAACGCGCTCTGCCTGGTCGGGCTCAACCACACGACGGCGGCGCAATGGCGGATCAAGGTCGCCGACAGCGTCGCCGGCCTGACCTCGTCGCCCACGGTCGTGCTGAACTGGACGGTGATCGACGCAGGGGCGGCGCCGGACCCGACGCTGTTCCCGAACCGGCGCACCTATCTGTCGTTCAACGCGGTGACCAAGCGGGCGCTGTCGATCGAGGTCGACGACGGCACCAACCCCGATCCGCTCGAGGCCTGGCGGGTGATCGTCGGCACGCTGTTCCAGCCGACCGGCAGCATCGATCACGAGCTCGCCCGGCCGATCGACTCGGCCGACGTGCAGGAGGCGCGGTTCGCCGGCGGCCGTGTCGGCGGCGCCAGGGGGCGCGCCCGCGGGGCCTCGTTCCAGTGGTCGGCGCTGACACGGGCCGAAGCCGACACGCTGCAGGACATCGGCGTTCTGCGCGGCAACTGGGGCGACGTGCTGTTCCTGCTCGATCCGGCCGACGCGACGCGGCGCCAGCGCGACAGCGTCCTCGGCCCCTTCGCGCCGGGCTACCCGGACATCGTCGATGTTCCGCTCTGGCCCGGTGACGGGCTCGATCTCCAGATGAGCCGCGCCGCCGTGCGCGTGCTCGAGGGCAACGCATGACAGATTTCCTGATCCGCTCGGGCGTTCTGGAAACGACGAACTCCACCGGCCCGGGCACGCTCGATCTGGAAGGCGCCGCCACGGGCTGGAATCGCTTCCGCACCCGCGACCTCGCCGACAACGACTACGTCGTCTATGTCCGCCGCAGCGCCTCCGGCGCGAAGCACCAGCTCGTGCGGGGCCAGCTCAAGCTCGGCACCGGCGCCGGCGGCAAGGACCAGCTCACCGTCGGCACCGTGATCGTTAGCACCGATGGCGGCGCGTCGCCCACGGCGATCGATTGGGTTGCCGGGGACAATCCGTGCGCCGTTTTCATGGCCTCGGCGGAAGACCTGCTCGACTGGGCGATCAGCCGCTACGGCACGCTGCCGGCGTGGGTGAAGAAGGGTCTCTATGTCGAGCCCGGCGCAGGCGCGACGGCCAGGAAGTTCGGCTGGTACGACGGCACCGACAAGATCGAGATCTCGACGATCGACGAGACCAACAACCGGATCCTGCAGGCGACGGCCTTCAACGAAGGCAAGGGCGCCAACATCGCCAGCGCCTCGACGACGGACATCTGGACGCCAGCGACCGGCAACTGGCTTCACGTCACCGGCACGACGACGATCACCAGCTTCGGCACCGCACTTCAGGCCGGCATCGAGCGCGATCTGATCTTCGACGGCGCGCTGACGCTGACCAACGGCGCCAACCTGGTCTGCCCAGGCGGCCGCGATCTCATCGTCGCCGCCGGCGACATGATCACCGTGCGCGCCGACACGACGACGGTCGCCTACATCACCAAGGTGGTGCGCGCCGACGGCACGCAGACGTTCGGCTGGCGGACGCTGGAATCGGCGGCGACATCGGCGGTGGGCAGCTACATCAGGGACAGCATCCCGAGCTGGGTGAATTTCCTGCGCGTCACCGGCGACCTGTTCCCGGCGAGCGACGGCGTGGCGTTGAACATGCTGACGCGGAAGTCGAGCGGCACCGACATCACGTCGTACGATTACCAATACGTGCTTGGCAACACGACCACGGCGTCGGCGAATGTCGCCGGCGGCCAGTCCGCGATGGCTCTGTTCAGCGCCGTGCAGAACGACTCCAATGTCGGCGGCGCGTTCTTCAGGGTCGACATCGGCAATATCCAGAGCGCGCGCTACAAGCGCGCCCTGGTGACGATCTTCACGCGCGACGGC